CTTTCCTTGAAGGATTGCTTGAGTTGCGAGATGCACGAGCACCATAGACTTACCAGCACCAGTTGGAGCAATAACGACACCCAACTCTGACTTTCCAAGACCGCCCTTACATATTTCATCCATTCGAGACCAGCCAGTTGACATTGGATCTCTTGAAACCAACTCAAAACGCTTAAGCAAATCTTTGCGAAAGTCGTGTCCAAAGTTGTTGTCGGTTCCAAGAACTAAGGCCTCCTTGATCACTTTCTCAATCTCTTCAAAAGAAGATGATTTAAGCAGAGAGGCTGATTTGATCATGGCTCCCTTTAATACTTGCTTACGACAAAAGTCGATTGCTTTATCTTTGATAAATGCTGCCTCTTCAACTCCGTCTGATGTGTGGATTCGAGCATAAAACTCTCGCACAGCTTGTGCTGTTGCTTTGTCATGATGATTAAGCTCTGTTCTCAACAAGGAAATCATCACTTCTGAGTTAGGATGCGTCTTATACTTGTTGCGATAATTTATCAAAGTTTGGGCGAATATCTGCAGATATTTCTTTTCGAAAAAGCTTATATCTAGAACTTCCATAATTTGATCAAAGAAAGGTCTGTCCTCAAGCATGAGTTGGCATAATTTTTCTTGGAAATTTTTTCCAAACCTTACAAAGGTTTCATTCGATGTTAAATCGTTCATTTGTCCTCCAGTATTTTTAGTGTATGATTAAATATAACCTATTCAAGTCAAGTTGTCAAGTAAAATTATCTTTTTATTTTCCTAAAAACAGCTTGTAAATCGTTAAAATTTAATGAAAGACCGTCATCATCGGCTAACATTTGAGAGAATTTTATTTTGTTAAAGTGTGGTTCAAAATCAATGATTGCTCGCTTGATTATTTCACGATTCATAGGTCTAATGTTGGGATATTGCAGTTGCATGATGGCATAATTGTCTTTAATTAATTTTTCATTACTAGAAATATTTTCGTGTATTTTTAATTTTTTGCCTTGCATAGCACAATCTCTGATGATATCTGCTACTTCATATTCATCTTCCCGAACAAGATAAGGGAATCGCTTGGCAATTGTTTTCAATCCAGCACCTTTGATTCCGGGCAAGTTGTCAGACTTATCTCCCTCAATCGCTCTTGCCAGAGCAAAATTATTGGGGTGAATTTTAAAATCATCAATAATGCTTTGCTTTGTAACAAGCTTCTTTTGTATTGGTCGATAAACTTGTACATCATCTCGACACAGTTGAAAAAAATCTTTATCAGAGGATATAATTGTCTTCATGCAGCAGGCATATCTCTCGTTATTAACAACAAGTGCGATGATATCATCAGCCTCTGTAAAGTCCGCAATCAACTGAATAACAGGCATCTCGTTGAGATATTCCATAAGTCTTACTTGTTGAAAGCCTTTGTTGGCTTCTTCTTTATCTTCTGGTATTTCAACCAGTCGTCGATTGAATCTGATTGGTTTGCGACCACCTTTGTAGTCTTTGTTCATTGAACGTCGTCTTGCGGAGCCCTCATGACCATCCCAAGCGATTATAATCTCATCAGCGTCAAAATCCCTAGCCACCTTCTGCAAAGACTTTAGAAAGCCAATGGTGCCGCCTATAGGCCACCCTTTTTTATTGAGGTGAGGGCTAATCACATAAGAGCGTAGAAACATGTTCAACGCGTCAATAATAATAACGTTTTTCATTTATCCTCCGAGTTTATAGTATTATAACATATGTCGGAGGGTTTGTCAAGTGTTTTTACTCCATTAGATCTTCATCGTCCGAGAAAACTATAAAAATAAACTCTCCACTAGGTTGTTGATCAATTCCAGATGTGACAACGCCCAAATTTTTATACAGATACCTTTCAAAATCTTCTAATTCTTTAAGTCCATGACTACTACGTCGCGATGTCATTACAACTGTATCGCCTTCAGCTCCATATTGTTTAAATATGCTAAAACCCGTATCTTCTGGAAACTTAGGAGAATAATTGATCGATTTACTAAAATTATAAGCTTGACTTTTAACTCGCATCAATGTTACGTGGCCCGGCTCATTTTGATATGAAAATTGTTTTTTATATTTTTCAGAACCAAGATGAACATGATCTGTTTCAGATTTAGAAAAACTATCGACCATGCCATCTACGACTGCTTGATCGTAAGCTTGACGGCCCATCTCTAATCTATCTTTAATATCATCGGTTTCATACTTATCTGGGTAAAGAGTGATAAGCATTGACACTCCTTGTCTCTTATCTTCATCGCGTTGTGACAATAGAAGATCTTTTATTTTTGGATGCACATCAGGATCAGCCAAAGCATCATCGATAAGATTGCTTGGTGAATACATAGATTCAATAATCATTTGTTTAAGTTTTGCTTCTGTTAGTTTCATTTTTAGTCCTCTTATCATTTATAGTCTCAACGATTAGTTGTTTTAGTTTTGCTTCTGTAAGATTCACTATAATTTCTCCAATGCCGCAAGAATATTTTCTTTTTCTTTTGCAAGAATTATTGACTCTACGGTTCTATCGCCTTCATCAGATTCTATCTCATGATCAAAGAATTTATAAGAAAAATCAATAGATTTATAACCAAATCTTGTTTTAAGCTGCAAGATGTAGTTCCCACTCTTTTCTGACCAAAGCGATGCTTTATATTTTATAGAAGCCCGGCCATAGACCTTAA